TTGGCCTGCGGACATCGTGTACAGGTACTTCCACTTGTACCCATCTGATGTGATGATGTATGGATCAGTTGGCAGCTGCCCACCCAGACTGATCTGAGGCATCGCATTGGAGACCGCGCCATGATTGTTGTCCAGGCAGATGAACACCTGGTCATAGGCATTGCGTGTGTAGAAGTTGCGCGCGAATGATGGATACACATTGGCCACGCTCTGCATTGTGGTTGAAGTGTAGCTGCCAATGACTGCACTGTTCGTGGTCAGATAGCCAGTGCCGCCGATTGCGACGACTTCTTTCAGCACTGGAAAGCTGATCACGCCATCGCCATTGAACAGGATGAAGCTGCCCACTGAGAAGTCTTGCGTGAAGGTCGTATTGACACCGTAGATTTGATTCGTGTTGGCGAACGTCGCAAAGCCATTTGCATTGGCTGTGTTGGTGTATGAGTACATGTCTACACTCTCACTGAATGTATCATACACGTAGGTGTTGGCGACCCAGTCTTTGCGCTGAATAACCAGGCTTGCGTTAGAGATAGACAGCTTTTTGATGGCTGCCAGATCACGATGGACCTGATTCAATCCATCAATGGTGGTGACGGGAGGCGCGACTTGCTGATCGTCATCAGGCCATGGGTAGTTGCGGCCGATACCCAAAAAAACCTGGTCTCCGTAGGCACCACCCAGCTGCTTTAGAGTGTCCATTGCCAGTTTGACTCTGCCTTGGGTGGTGGCTGTTTTGATTGAGGTAGTCATATGATGAGTGTATTTAGCCCTGGCTTAGACCTGTTTTGTGCTGATGATCTGATAGGATGCGATGTTGAATGTCGGCAGCACATACATCATCTGACTCGATCCATTGGCTATGGTGTTGGCATCCAGTCCCAACTGATTGGAGCCAACAGCCACCACATTGAATCCAGTGACTGCGTTTGCCACAGACAGGAACACACGATCACCGACAGCCACGTTACCCACAAAGTCATTAGCATTGCTGAACACCGTGTTGGCATTGGCTGTGAAGCTCACGCCGGTTTCATACAGGAATTGCGTGTTGGATTCCAGCGTCAGTTGTGTGTTGTTCGCAATGGCAGTGATGACCTTAGTCTGTAGCTGATGACTGGTGTCACTGGTGTTGTAGACCAACAGATCACCCACATTGGCGTAGGTGGTGAATGATGTACCAGTGCCATAGGCAATGCCATTAGAGCCAACATTGATCGTGCCAATCGGTGGGCTGATGTACTTGATGTCAGTGCTGTATCCAGCGTTGAATGACTCACTGGCTGGTATCACATACTTGCCCAGCATTGATGTTCCAGCCGGATGTGCAATCTGCATCAGCAGCGCCTTGTACTCACCCAGAGCCTTCTCGACAATGATCTGATAGCTGTAGTTATGATAGGTGTTGGCATCCTGTATGTACTGGTCTGCGCTGAGGAATCCATCAGTGCCCAGGTAGAACCCTGGATAGTTGATCAATCCATTGAGGAACACAGCATTGGCCTTGGCCTGACCATTGCCATAGGTCTTGACATTGGATGTGGCAGCAGTGTTGACTGTCACATTCAGCACTCGATTGCCGATCAGAGTCATCACCAGGTTTTGATACACATTGATCGCGCCTCTGTAGTTGTACAGGCGCAGCACATTGTTGGAGCTCAGTGAGTCAACATAGGCCACATAGATCGCAGTGTTGACATTGGCGCCCTGATAGATCACAGCATCGCCCAATGGTACATCATTGATCGGCAGTGGATTGACGATCACATCCTGTATCCGAAGGCTGACTGTAGGGTCAGTGATGTAGTCAAAGCCACGGTTAACCAGGTTGAAGTCAATGATCTGGCCGATCTTGTTCACACCAATCGTGACGTTGGCTCCCTGACCAAACCCGAACCCTTGCAAGACAGCCCCAACGCCAGCTGGAGGGGTGTGGCTACCATTGGCCAAAAGGCTCGCTGAGTTCACTACGGCAAGCGGAGGAATGACGAAGTAGCCATTGCCTCGCACCGCAACATTGACGGCCGTGATCGCACCATTGGCGCCAGTGATCATCGTGAACACAGCGTTGGAGCCGATGGCGTCTTGCGCAATGATGACGTCAGTGGTGTTGGAGTAGCCTGAACCACCATTGAGCACCTGCACTGCAGCAAACATGCCCAGATCATCAACGCTCTGCACTGATGCGTTGTATGCTGGGTCACCGGCTAGCGCCAATGCGTCACTGTAGTCAGTGTTGTAGGTGACATCATAGCTCAGTGTCGGAGTGTGAGAGTAGCCACCGCCACCTGAAATCACGTTCATGGTCTTGATAGGCGCGAACTGAATGTTGGCGTAGCTGAACAGCGAATTCATGGGCGTGTTGAGATTGCCACTCACATTGTTGGCAAACTGCAGTGTCGTGTTGCCAATGGTCTCATTCTGCTTGAAGTAGATGGAGTCAGTGTTGATCTGGACATAGATCGCATTGGTCACATCGACTGATGACACAATAGCCTGTGCGCCTGCACCATTGGCGTCACTCGGGTCATTGATGAAGGTGACGATAGTGTTAGGGTTGGGGCGATAGTCATAGCCACCGAAAGCCACATTCAGTGAAGTGATCGAACCAGTAGTGACATTGCCCACGTAGGCCACTGCCTTCTGCGCACTGGGATCATTGGGCTCAAGCCCACCAGTCAAGACTACTGGATTGCCAGTGTTGTACTTCAACCCTCGATTGTTGGGATCAATGGTGATGTTAGACAGAGCAGCGATGATCTTCTGCTCGAACACCAGTGCGTTGCCATTGGAGTCTGTACCATAGTTGACGATCAGGCTCTCGAGATCGTCGAATGGCTTGGTGATGTTTGAAACAAACACCTCGACAATCTCGAAGCCAAGATTGGGATCAACTGTCTTGTTGACTGCCTCAATGACGCACTGCGCTGCTGAATTGGAGCCGACGCCAATGCGCTGCACCAACTGATCGGTGTCAAAGCTGAGATTGTTGGCTGATAACAGCAGTCTCAGTGCCTGTGGCTGCGTCCATTTGCCATCTGATGTCTTGAGAATGTTCAGCTTGGGGAAGTAGATGTCTGCGTCTTTGCCGTACAGCACTCGAAACAGGAACTGAATGGACTGTGGCGTGCCCTTCTGTTGATAGAACTGCCTTGCGACCTTGATCAGCTTGCGTTCATCAAGTGCTGTCTCGCTGGGAAAGAAGGGCAGGAAGTCATTCACATAGTAGTGCAGGAACTGATCCAGAGTGCTGTCTAGATCATGATAGTCCAGCAGCTGCTTGGACTGATAGACTGTTGAAAAGCAGTTGGGTGATGGAAGTCCAGCTTGTTCCAGGAACTCGTAGTAGGCAGCAACGAAGGCCACAAAGTTTGGACTGCCCTCCCGTATGAACTCAGGGAACTGACTCGGGATGAAGGTCGAGACTACAGGGGCAATGACGTTCTGGTTCATCCTGAACTGTTCTCATTGTTGAGAGTCACTGTCACTGCATTCTCATCAGTGGAATCCAGAGTCAGGATGATGTTGCGATTGGACCCAAAGTTGAGATTCTCTGGCTGCACGTAGATGCTCAGAGTGCCAAACTGGTCATTGATAGCCGTAGGCGCGAAGTTGTTGAGCGTGATCACCCCATTCACATAGTCAATGCTGCCCACGTTGTCATTGATGATCGTCTTGTTGTTGTTCTGGTCATAGTAGTAGCTGCGTAGGATGCCCTTGGTGCCTTGCAAGATGGCTGTGAAGGTCGCGCCGATACCACCGCCACCATTGGCCGTCACTGTCGCCGTGGTGTATTCACTGCCTGGATCATCAATGATGACTGATCTGATCACGCCATTGACGATTGTTGCGTAGCAGTTGGCACCCACACCGTCACCAGTCACAGTGAGAGCAGGCGCTGCGGTGTAGCCACTGCCTGGAATCAAGATCTGAACCTGATCCAGTCCACTGTATGAGTTGGGCGTCTCTTCAATGTATGCTTGTCTTGCGGTTCCACCTGCATCATTGATAGTGAATGATGGGCTGGTGTAAAGACGATCAGTCGTGGTGCCTTGATGCAGCTGTATACCAGTGTTGACCACGTAGGTCTGAGATGCCGTCAATGATGGAATGATGCGCTTCTCGATGTAGATGGCGCACGTTGATGACAGGATTGAGCCTTCACTGTCATCCACTGTCCTGAGCAATCTGGACAGGCGGAACTCACTGTTGAACGTGTTGAAGTTGAGATTGGCGTAGTTCTCGACAGCATTGACGATGGTGGATTGCAGCTGTGCTTGCGTCAGTGTGGTCTGCGTTGAGTCATAGTCAGCGTTGATCGACAGGTTGAGGTAGTTGTAGTCAGCCTGCACAAACTCCGGTGTCACGGTGAGAATGCTGATTGGAGTCAGCACTGTCTTGATGATGAACTGCTGTTGTTGGACAGTGATGCCATAGCCATTTTTGGGCTTGGCGCTGATGAAGACCTTGCCATACACTGGTGGAACCTGAGTCTCACCACCCCAGACGGTAACAGCGTCAAAGTATGGGTAGTTTTTGTTGAGCAATGCCTCATAGTCATTGACCGTCACTGCGCGGTTTTGAGCAATGGATGCCTTGGGCGCTGCGAACTTGATAGATGCAACGTCCTCGATTGGCGTTCCACCCGCTGCGACACTGACGGTTGTGACATTGGCGACGCCACCACTGATCAGGCCGGATTGCAGTGTGAACCCTTGCACGCCATTGACGGCATCAGCATTGGTCGTGATGTATGAGATGACCAGGATGTTGCCATCCTGCAGCTGCTGTCCAATGATACCATCACCGAAGTAGATGTTGTATGAGGCGTTCGCGCCCTCTTCCAGAAAGTACACAGCACTGTTACCATCGACGGTGACATAGTCAGTGGCCAATGTGAATGTCTGCTTGCTGGTATTGGTCTGGCTGGTCTGGACGATGACCTGAAAGGAACTGGTGTCGACATTGGCGTCAACAATGTTGAACGTCTGTGATGGATTGGTGGAGTTGTCGACAATGAACGTCTTGATTACTGGTGAGCCTTCCGCCAGGACCACATTGTTGTATGAGAACACATTGCCACTGGCTGGTGAGATCACATCATCCAGAGTGACGAAGTTGTATGAGCTACCATCCAGTGAGTCTGATGAAAACTGGGTGAAGCGGGGCATCGTGAGACTGCTGGTGTTGTCTGTAGCCAGCTTGGTGATTGCGACATTGACCACTGCCTGTGCGCTGACTGCTGATCTAGGTGTGTAGCCCAGTGACTTAGCATGGCTGACGACGGTTGATCGCAGGACAGCGGTGTCCAGGAATGACTCATTGGCAACCATGTTGAGGTAGAATGCCTGGTAAAGACCATTGTATGCCAGCAGATCAATCAGCACGTTGAACGCTGATCCGGTGAAGTCATAGTCCTGAAACTGGCTCTGGCTGCTAAGGAATGCGATCAATGCCTGCTTGTAGGCATCAAAGTCCAGTGATACCAGAGTCAGTTTGGATGTGTTTGCTGTTGCCATGTTACCTCAACCGAGCCAAAAAGACGTCAATCTGAATGGGCGTTGAAACTCCACTGTTGACCTGAAAGAGAATCGTCACATTGTATCCATCCTGTGTATCATTGGTAGACACGATCACATCAAGCACCGTTGCTCTGGTCTCAAAGTTGGCCAATGTGTCCTTGATTTCCTCACTGATCAGTTGAGCAGTGACGGTATCAGCGAGATCAAACAGCAATCGGCGCACATTGGACCCAATCTCAGGATGGAATGGGCGGTCGTAGTGATTGGTCAACACCAGATTGGTGATAGACTGCACAACTGCATTCACTCCTGTCTTTTTCAACAGATCGCCAGTGACGGGATGGGGTAGGAAA